CCTAAACCTAAAGTTAGAGGAAAAGCCAGCCGAGGAAAGCGAGGAGGATATCGTTATCAGTCTAAGGAAAAAGCAAAAGTGATCGCAGATATTTCTCAGGAGTATCTTGCCCTTCATGGGCGGGATATGCGTGAGATTGTTTGTGAACCCGCTGAGCTAACTAACCAGCCTGTACAGATTGATGATGACCCTAGTGCAATAATTGTGAATGAGGAGGCGTGTGTAGATCAAAATGCGTCTCAGTGTGCCCGGAAAATTGCTGCTCAAACATATCCTATTGTGAATGAGCGACAAGGAACCGGTTGTTATTGTGTGATTTCTTCTGGAATTGCTCTTTTTCCCAGTCATTTGGCGGACCTTGGCGAGTCTGTGATTATTTATAATCAGGATAAAACCAGAGTCTTAGCTAGATCGACTGTGAGGAAGAGTGTTCCAGAGTGGGATCTTGCCTGTTGTGATGTTGATGCCTTCCCTGGAAAGAGACTGGACAAAATGTTTGTTAAAGATGATGAGCTGATTCGAAAGATGAAACGCTCAATTATCCAGTATCTGCCTAAGAGTGGTATGTTTGTCTGTGTTGCTGCTACATTACGTGAGACGGTGCCTGTTGAGTTGCATGGCCAGAGACATAATTGGGAAAACCGATTTGTTGTCACTGGTTTGCAAATGGCAGGTGTGCTTACAACCTCAGGTGATTGTGGTGGTGTGTTGTGTGTGATGAATCCCTCATCAGAGAGAAAAGCTTGTGGGATGCATGTCGCTGGTTCTGCCAACGGTATGTTCTCATTTGCAACACTCCTGACTGAGGAGAGGTGGACTTATTTTAGAAAACCTTTGTGTATGCCTCATGCTAAACTTCAGGATTTGGAGGGTGCTGGTGAGCCTGTGATGCTTCAGATGGAACATGTTCTAGCTGATGTTCAATGGGCTCATCGTCATACTCTGAATCCTAACACTTCTTATCTTGTTGATGAAGAGGAGGAAGATTTTCAGCACTTTGCAGGAGGTTCTCTTAGATATGTAGGTGATCTACTGTTTGTGAGTGCCCCCTGTGATGATAAAACTGGTTTGATGCCTTCTCCATTCAACAACCCTTTCCCCAAAGTTCAAAAATTTCCTTCTGTGCTTGTTGAGGATGACCCCCGTCTTACTGATACTTCTGAACTGCTTTGTGATTCTTATGGATTTCCTTCTATTCTGATGACCCAAATTTCAAAATATGCTGGACCCCCTGTTGATGTAGACTGCAAACTGTTGAAGTCTATGGTTGACCAGCTGGTGTTACATTATGCCGATATCTTGGAAGATGAGGATCTAGGTCTTTCCGGTAACTTTCCCACTGAAATGTGGATTGCGTTGAATGGAAAGCCTGGTGATACTGAATACAAGCCGATGGCATTTAAAACATCCGCTGGCTTGCCTTGGTGTGAGATTGGTGCAAAGAAGAAGATCAGTCTTCTAACTGATGCACAGACTCGTTCCCAAGGTAAGGAAGTGTATGGAAAGTGGTTTGATCTCAAGAACCCTCTGGCTACCTATCTCTATGATGTGACTCGTCACAAACTGGAGAGGGCGTTGGAGGGTGAAAGAACTCATTCCATTTGGAAAGATTG